TTTAAATTAGTATCTAAGGCTTTCATATATTCCTATGTAATCAGCGAAGTAATAAAATCCGAACATTAACACATAACCAAATGCTACGATAGCAGCGGCTACCAATAGACTTTTTATATCATCTTTATTCATAATTTTAAATTAATTATTGATTTCGTAATTATCATCTAATGAATCTACGATAGCCTCAACTTTATAGTTCATATCTTCACTTAAATTTTGATTATTTTTTTCATCAAATGTTTGTATTAAATTTAATACATCATCTAATTTTTTTTTAACTTGATTTCTCATATTATCAAAGTCTTTATTTGTGTTCATATTGTAATAGTCCTTTTGTTTGTTGTTATACATATAATATAACACGTAAAAATCAACAAAACAAGCGAAAAGCGCCATAGTTTTAAAGAAATAAAGCAGTAAAATCAATAACTTAACAACTATTTTTTGCCGGACTACGTTTGTTCTTGTGTTTTTTTCAAAAAAAATCAATATTTTTGATAAAGAATCACACTAAATAGTAAATATATGAATGATTATGAGAGAGTGGAAGATTTAACTTGGATGATTTCAGATAATGAAAGAAAAATTGTAAAAAAACGTAAAAAATATGGCAAAAAAAACTGTAGGCAACACAAATACAAAAAAATCAAATAGAAAACCGAAATATACAAGTATCGGCAGAGGTTATACAAGCTCTTCTATGATGAATAAACATAAAAGACGAAGTTATAAGAAGTATAGAGGCCAAGGAAGATAATGCCCATAACTTTTTCGCCTATAAGCACAAATTTAGGTGAAATAACTGTTGTGGAAAATTTTACCAAAACAATATCTGCCGTTACAGATGAATTAGGTGATAGTATTGTTTCTGTAACAGTAATATCCTCAACATTAAATTCTGGTGTGACATTATCAAATGGTACAACAAGTTGTTCTATATCTGGCAACTATGAAACACCGTTTACTAATACAAAATGGAATTGGCTTTCAAGTAATTCATATTTAAACACACAAAATTACTTAAATGTGCCAAATGCAATTGGTAATTTAATTAGGTATCAACCTGATGCTACAATTTCACAAGTATATTCTTATATTGTAACGGCCACTAGTGATTTGGGCGATACTTTATCAGCGACTTATACTATTACAGTTACAAACGATTGGAGTGAAGGACAAACACAAATACAAGAAGTTATTGATAGACAAACAACAACTTTAGGAAGATAATGGCAAACGCAGTAGTAAGACTAGGAGACCAATGCACAGGACACGGTTGTTTTCCACCAAGAGTATGTACAAGTGCTTCTGATAATGTTATTGTAAATGGTATTGGCGCTCATAGAGTAGGAGATTCTTGGGCCGTTCATTGTTGTGGTCCGGTTTGTCACGGAGGAAACCAGGCCAGTGGTTCTTCAACTGTATTTGTAAACGGACTAGCTTTGGCCAGAATAGGTGATAGTATATCTTGTGGAAGTACAAATGCACAAGGTTCATCAAATGTTTTTGCAGGTTAACAAAAATCAATATAAATATAGTATATGCCAAACTACGATGCTGGTTCTTTAAACAAGAGTAAAAGAGCCACAAAACAGTATAGAGATTTAGATTTAGATTTTGGTCGTAATTCGGTAACAAATGATGTAAATAAGTTAACTGATATTGAAGCTGTTAAGAGAAGTGTAAGAAATTTAATTAATACATCACACTTTGATAGGCCTTTTCATCCAGAAATAGGTTCAAGTGTAAGAGCAATGTTGTTTGAGCCAATGACGCCTCTAACTGCATTGAATTTACAAAGAAAAGTACAAGAAGTTTTGATTAATTTTGAACCAAGAATTAAATTAGTTCAAATAGTATCAAATCCGAATATTGATAGCAATTCATATGATTTAAGAATTTATTTTTACGTTATTGGTTCAAATGATCTGATAGAAGTACAAACATTTTTAGAAAGACTAAGATAAGATGGCAAGTAACAAATTAGAAGTATCAGATTTTGATTTTGATAGTATAAAAGCAAATTTAAAAACATTTTTACAAAGTCAAACAGAATTTCAAGATTATAATTTTGAAGGTTCAGGTTTTTCTATACTTTTAGATGTATTAGCATACAACACACACTATCTAGGCTTCAATGCTAATATGTTAGCAAACGAAATGTACTTAGACAGTGCTGATATACGAAAAAATATTGTGTCGTTAGCTAAAATGTTAAACTACACACCATCATCAGTAAGATCACCAGTAGCGAGTATAGATATTGAAGTAAATGATGCAACAGGTTCAACTTTAACATTAACAAAAGGTTCCGTATTTACAACTTCAGTTTCAGGAGTAAGTTATCAATATTTAACAAACGAAGATTATATAATTACACCTAGAGATGGTGTATATAAATTTACAAATGTAGAAATTTACGAGGGTACTTTAGTTACATTTAGATATACTGTTGATATAAACGATCCAGACCAAAAATTTGTAATTCAAAATGCAAATGCAGATACAACGACATTAAAAGTTTCTGTTCAAAACAGTTCTACTGATACTACAACAAATACTTATTCATTAGCTGGAGGTTACAATAGTGTTACCGATATTTCAAAAGTTTATTTTTTACAAGAAATAGATGATGGTAAATTTGAAATTTATTTTGGTGATGATAACGTAGGAAAAAAATTAGATGATGGAAATATAGTAATAATGGAATATATTGTTACAAATAGAGATGAATCAAATGGTGCTTCTACATTTACTTTAGCTACAACTATTGGTGGATTTTCTGACATTAGTATTATAACTAAATCTGTATCACAAGGTGGTAATGCTGCTGAATCTAAAGAGTCAATTCGTTTCAACGCACCATTAAGTTATGCAGCTCAAAATCGTGCTGTTACAACTGTAGACTATGAAACTTTAGTAAAATCAATTTATCCAAATGCACAATCAGTGAGTGCTTGGGGTGGCGAAGATGACGAAAGTCCGGCTTATGGTACTGTTAAAATTGCAATCAAAGCGGCCAGTGGTTCAACACTTACAACTGCCACAAAACAAAACATAGTACAAAGTTTAAAACCTTATAACGTTGCTTCAATAAGGCCAGTTATTGTAGATCCTGAAACAACTTCTGTATTAATTACAAGTACAGTAAAATATGATTCGAGATTAACTACAAAAACTTCTGATACTTTAAAATCTAATATATTAGATAATATAACAACCTATAATGACAATACATTACAAAAATTTGATGGCATTTTTAGATATTCAAAATTATTAAGACTAATAGATGACACAGACGCAAGTATTGTGTCAAACATTACTACAGTAAAAATTAGAAAAAGTTTTAAACCAACATTAAATCAATCAACAAGATATGATATATATTTTAGGAATGCATTATATAATCCTGTAGATGGATATAATTCTGTTGCAGGTGGTATCTTACAATCTACAGGTTTTAAAATTTCAGGTGATACAACAAATATATATTTTTTAGATGATGATGGTGAAGGCAATGTAAGAAGATATAGGTTTTCAGGTGGTGTTAGATCATATGCTACAACATTTCAAGGTTCAATAGATTACGCAACAGGAGAAATAAATTTAAATTCTTTAAATATTACAACTATACAAGACATAAGAGGTGAAGCTTCAACTTCTATTGAATTAATTGTCAAACCAAATTCTAATGATATAGTTCCAGTAAGAGATCAAATAATAGAAATAGATGTTGAAAATTCTATTGTTGTAGTTGAGATAGATGATTTTGCCGGAGGTGGAGCTGATGCAGGAGTAGGATATACCACAACAACAAGTTATTAATCTCTATGGCAAATTTTAATGAAAAAATTTCCAATTTAATAGAATCACAAGTTCCTGATTTTGCAATATCAGACCATCCTAAATTTTTACAATTTCTAAAAACATATTATACATTTATGGAAGCTGCTGAATTAGCAGTCACTTCTGTTCAAACTACAGACGGTATAATTTTAGAAACAGAAACAAACCAAGAAAACTTATTATTATTAGACGGCACTAGTATTGATTCTGATAGAACATTATTAAATACAGACGATAAAATATTATTAGAAAGTTCTATATTTGGTAAATTTACACGAGGTGAATTAATACAAGGTCAAACATCAAAAGCTATTACGACAGTTCTTACTGAAGATTTAAATAACAATCGTTTATTTATTACATCACAAGATAAATTTTTAATTGGTGAAACAGTTTTAGGATTATCTTCTAATGCGAGTGCTGTAGTCAATAATTACAAACCTAATCCAGTAAACAATATACAAGAATTGTTAAACTTTAGAGATCCTGATAAAGTTATATCTAATTTTTTAACAAATTTTAGAAAAGAATTTTTATCAACACTACCTGAAAATTTAAATAGTAATGTAAATAAAAGAAACTTAATAAAAAATATAAAATCAATTTACCAATCTAAAGGTACAATAGAAGGCCATAAATTATTTTTCAAACTATTATTTAATGAAAATTCAGACACTTTTTATCCTAGAGAAAACCTTTTAAGAGCATCAGATGGTAAATTTTCAACTGAAAAAATTATTAGAGTAGTAAATATTAACGGTGCAATTGCAGGACTTATTGGTAGAAATATTACCGGTAAAACATCTTTCGCAACTGCTATAGTAGAAAACGTAAAGTTTTATATTATTGGTACTGAACAAGTAGCTGAAATCACAGTAAATGAAGAAACCCTATTAGGAAATTTTTCAGTAGGAGAAATAATTGAAGGTACATCAACAGATACAGACGACACTTTTATTACAGCAACTATAACAGGAGTGCCCACACAAAAAAATATTTTAACAGACGGTGCTATACATTCTGTGGCAGAGCCAGTAGAAGTTATTGGTGGAGGTTCAGGTGCTATTGTACAAATTAAAACTTTAGGTAATGGTGGAATTAAAGAAATAATTATAGATACACCTGGCGTTAACTATACAATTGGTGATGATTTAATATTTAATAATGCAAACACTAATGGAGGAGGGGCTGCAGGATTCGTTTCTGTTGTTAATGGAGGATTTACTTTAGAAGAAAGCACAAGCACTGAAGAAGATCATATTACATTAGAAGCAGGTACAACTGAAGGAGATACATATGCAGGAAATAAATTTGTACAAGAAAGTTCAACAGGTGTTAAAGATGTTACAGATATTTATTTGTATTCAAGTGGATCAAATTATACTTCTTTACCAACTGTAACAATACAATCTAGTACAGGTTCAGGTGCTTTTATAAAAGCTTGGGGCGGAGATATAGGTAGAATTTTAGATGTAGAATTAGTAGAACCTGGTATTAATCATCAATTAGCTCCTACGCCACCTACTTTAAAGTTTAGAAAAAATTTAATTTTAATAGGTGTTTTAGGAACATTTGTTGTAGGAGAAACAATAACTATAACTGGTGGAATTACAGCAACAGTTACGTCATACAATGTTAATTTAGGTTTATTAACAGTAAAAGATAATACAGCAGTTATTGGTGTAGGTACAGGAAACAAATTAGTAGTAGGTTCTACATCAGGAGCTTCGGGAACTTTAAACAAAGCTACAAACGCAACAGGCACTTTAACAGTAGGTGCTGTGGCAAACTTAGATGGCCGATTTACAAACGAAGATGGATTTATTTCAGAATTTACAATGAAGATACAAGACAGTTTATTGTATCAAGATTTTTCATATGTTATTAAAGTGGGCCGTTCTATATCTGATTGGAGAAATGATTTTAAAAAGACAATGCACACAGCAGGATTTTACTTAGCAAGCCAAGTAGAAATATCAAATAGATTAAATGCTAGAATTACAACACCTATAACTGGTGCTACGACAGGTGTTGTAGATACTCCTTTCTTTAGCATTGTAGATATTTTATTCACAACAATATTTGGAAGAAGATTAGGTACTAATAGTGATGGTACAACTTTAAGAATTAATGCACAAGTAGGTGTATCTTCAGATTTAGATTCTGCAACTATATCTCAATTTTCTAATACTACAAGAGATTTAACTTTGAATAGATTACCAATTAATATTGATTACACATCAAGGCCTAGAGGTGTATTTAATAGTATCAATGTGACGCAAGGATTTGTATATGCTGGCCCACGTTATGGCACAATCAATAGAGAAGTTTTAAGAACGTTTGTAAGACAAACAGGAACAAATTATAGTATTGCAACCTTGACTGAAAATTCAACTTTTGGTACAAGAACATCTTTAGATGGTGAAGATAACACACTAGCATTTACTGCTACTGAATTAGGTAGATTTATGAAAACAAAGTTAACAATACCTTGTGAAGTATTTGAAATAACTCCTCAAAATTCTTTTGATAATACATTAACTTTCTTCGATAGTAATATTGAAACCTTTGATGATACAACACCTTAATATATGTATAAATATAAGAAAAGATTAATCAATGGCTAAACAAACTCTTAATTTAGGTTCTGTACAAAACGACGGAACAGGTACAAATCTACGTGCCGGCGGTACAATTATTAATGCTAACTTCAGTGAAATTTATACGGCCCTTGGTAATGGTACAACAATTACACTTACTGCTACACCT